AGTGGTGAATTAGATACTAATTATAGAGTAAATTGGCAAGACTACAGAAATTGCATCTTATTAACCACGGGTGGTGAGTTAAAAAAATTAGATACAAAAATACATGAGATCCTTACATTTTAGTTTGGATATCATAAATTAAGTTATTACATTATCAACCGTTTCAAATTAAAAAAAGTTATATTATGGATTTAAAATTAATCTCAAGCAAGTTAGAACAATTACAGACCAAACCTGGTCAAAACAACAATCAGAAATTTGACAGAAGTCAATATTTTTGGAAAGCACCTATGGGTAAATCACAAGTTAGATTTGTCCCTTATAAGGAAAATAAAGAAAACCCATTTACTGAAGTTTTCTTTCATTATGGAATAGGAAGTAGAACAATGATCTCACCAATTAATTATGGTGATAAAGATCCTATTGTAGAATTTTCTAAAGAATTAAGAAAAACATCTGAACCTGAAAATTGGAGGTTAGCTAAGAAATTAGAACCAAAAATGAGGGTATTTGCTCCTGTAATAGTTAGAGGGGAAGAAAATAAAGGTGTTAGATTTTGGGAATTTGGAAAACAAGTATACCAAGAATTACTAAGTTATGCAGCAGACGAAGATTACGGTGATTTTACTGATGTAGTCTCTGGTTTAGATATGACAGTAGAAGTAGTTCAAGGTAATCCTTACCCACAAACTTCACTTAGAGTAAAACCAAAACAATCAGTTTTATCTGATGATAATGCTGAAGTTGAAAAATGGTTATCTGATCAACCTGAATTATTAAAATATTATAAAAGGGTTTCTTATGATGATATGAAAACAGCACTTCAGGATTGGTTAAACCCAGAAGATACTACTACAGATACTCCAACTACAACAACTACAGAAGGAGATACTGGTTATACTTTGAATGTTAAACAAAAAGAATCGTTCAACGAGGACGAATTCGACGATTTATTTAAAGATTAATTAAATGGCAAGAAAAAAAGTAAGCCTTGGGGGCGATATCTCCAAGTCTGTTAAGGGAACGTTCTCCCTTGATAAATTTAAAGCAGCAAAAGGTTTAGGATCATCTAATAATACCTTTAAAGAACAATCATGGATACCTTTATCTCCAGCGTGGCAAGAAATGGTATCATTACCTGGTGTTCCTGCAGGTCATATTACTTTATTACGTGGACACTCTGATACTGGTAAAACTACCGCTTTATTAGAGGTAGCTGTTAATGCTCAAAAAATGGGAATATTACCTGTTTTTATAGTAACTGAGATGAAATGGTCTTGGGAACATGCTATGATGATGGGTCTAGAAGTAGATCTTGAAAAAGATGAAGATGGTAATACAATAGGAGTTGATGGTAATTTTATTTTTGCTGATAGAGGGCAATTACCAACAGTAGAAGCTGTAGCAGGTTTTATGGCTGATTTAATGAATGAACAGAAAAAAGGTAATTTACCTATGGATATGGTATTCTTATGGGATTCTATTGGGTCTGTTCCATGTCAAATGTCAGTTGAAAAAGCTAAAAATAATAATGAATGGAATGCTGGAGCAATGTCTACTCAATTTGGTAATTTTATAAACCAAGAAATCTTATTATCAAGAAAAGAATCTAGTCCTTACACTAATACATTAGTTGCTATTAATAAGATTTGGGTTGAAAAACCAATAGGTCCTATGCAACCACCAACTATGAAAAATAAGGGTGGTAACACAATGTTCTTTGATTCAACATTAATAGTAACATTTGGTAATATCTCTAATTCAGGTAATTTAAAAGTTAATGCAGTTAAAGATGGTAAAAAGGTAGAATGGGCTAAAAAGGTTAAAACCGCTGTTGAAAAAAACCATATTAATGGTGTTACAACTACGGGTAAAATCATAGTTACACCTCATGGCTTTATATCTGATACTAAAAAAGATATAGACAATTATAAAAAAGCTCACCAATCAGAATGGGGTGCTATATTAGGTGAAGGTCCAATTGAAATAGTTTTAGAAGGATCTGAAGATGAAGATTTTGCTAATGTAGAAGCGATGGATGAAAGAACTCTATAAAGATATACTCAACAACTTGCATGAGGAGTCCAATTTAGAGCCCCTACACTTAAACAGTAGGGTGCTCTTAATTGATTCTATGAACACGTTTTTGCGTTCATTTGCTATGATTCCCGCTATTAATCCACAAGGAAATCATGTTGGTGGTTTAGTTGGTTTTTTAAAATCATTAGGATATGTTATTAAACTAATTAGACCAACTAGAGTTATCTTAGTTTTTGATGGTCAAGGTAATATTACAAATCGTAGAAATACCTATTCTGAATATAAAGCAAATCGTCAAATAAAAAGAATTACAAATTTTAAAGTTTTCTCAACATTAGCAGAAGAATCTGATTCAATTGCAACACAAATGTTAAGATTATTAGATTATTTAAAATCATTGCCCGTTAATATATCAATAATTGATAAAATAGAGGCAGATGATACTATAGCTTACCTATCACAAAAATTAAAAGATGATATTATTATCTATTCTGCTGATCAGGATTTTTTACAATTAGTAGATGATAGAATAACTGTATATTCACCTATTAAAAAGAAATTTTATAAACCAAATGATGTTTATGAGCAATATGGTATGCATCCCTATAATTTTATTACAATGAAATGTTTAATGGGTGATAAATCTGATAATTTACCAGGTGTTAAGGGATTAGGTCCTAAAAAATTAATGAAATATTTTCCTGAAATAGCAGGTGAAAAAAGATTTACTTTACAAGAGGCATATCAAAAAGCAACTGATAAAGTAGAAGAACATGGAATATATGGTAATGTTCATTTATTTAAAAGTCAATTAGAAATTAATTATGAACTAATGTCTTTAAAAAATATTGAATTATTAGATAAAGATCAAAAAGAACTAGATGAATTAATAGATTCTCCTCCTTATGATTTTAATAAAAAAAGATTTTTAGAGATGTATGAAAAAGATTTATTAGGTAGAGGAATTCCTAATACAGAATTTTGGTTAGCAGAAGTTTTTTCGTATCTTCAAAAATATAAAAAATGAATATAAAAAATATTTTTCCTACTGGTATTATTACCCATCAGGTATCACCTCAAATAGCAGATTATGTAGAGGATTTAGTAGTACCTAGGTTAAAGCATTTAGATTTTAATAATGAAAATTATTCTGATTTTTTTAATAAAGAAGAAATATTAAATATTAACGAAGTCCCTTTACTAAAGAAAGAAATTGAAAAGTGTATAAATTTTTTCGAAAAAACTTATTCAATTCCAAATAAAACTAAAATAAATTCATATTGGGTTCAAGATTATAAATTTAATAATTTTCATGGTATTCATAATCATGGTAGGAATGAAATATCTATAGTATATTGGATAAGAGCCAATGAAGATGCCGGTATGTTTTGTCTGAGTAACCCTTCTCCATTTACTAATCTTTGGTATTCACCATATGCATTTTATGATAATTCAAATAACCCTTATATTAAAGATAAATATGTTATCCAACCAACTAAAGGTTCTCTTATAGCATTTCCAAGTTTTTTAAATCATGAGGTCCTCCCAGGGGGAAAAAATTGTATAAGAACTACTTTAGCTTTAAATTCTCTATAATGACACTAAAAAGTTTATCTCAATATGGTCCCCATTTTCAAGTAAAAGTATTACATTCTTTACTTAAAAATAAGAAATTTACTCTTAATATTAGAGATGTTATTATGCCTTCTTATTTTGAAAATGAAGCACATAAATGGATTGTTAGAGAAGCATTACAATATTTTGATAAATTTCATGCTAATCCAACTTTAGATTTTTTAAAAATTGAAGTTAAAAAGTTAGATAATGAAGTATTAAAAATTGCTATTGTAGAGCAATTAAAAGAAATATATAAATTAACCAATGATGATCAGGAATATGTTGAAGGTGAGTTTTCTAGTTTTTGTAAAAACCAATCATTAAAAGATGCATTACTTAAATCAGTAGATTTACTTGCTGGTGGAATGTTTGATGATATTAGATTTACAATTGATAATGCATTAAAAGCAGGACAAGACAAAGATATAGGACATGAGTATCTAAAAGATATGGAAGCCCGTTACAAAGAAGAAGATCGTCAAGTAATACCAACTCCTTGGGCTGTTATAAATGAAAGATTAATGGGTGGTTTAGGTGGAGGAGATTTTGGTTTAATATTTGGTTCCCCAGGTGGTGGTAAATCTTGGAGTTTAGTTGCTTTAGGGGCACATGCTATAAAATTAGGATTAAATGTTATACATTACACTCTAGAATTATCAGAAGGATATGTTGGAAAAAGATATGATGCACACTTTGTTAACCAACCAGTAAATACTATCCATTTACATAAAGAAAAAATAGATGAATATGTTAAAGGTTTAAAAGGAACTTTAACAATTAAAGAATATTCACCAGGACAAGCGTCTATGTCTACAATAGAAGCACACATCTCAAAAGTCACAGATTTAGGTTATGCTCCTGATTTAGTAATTATTGATTATGTAGATTTATTAAAAAGTACTAGTGGATCTAAAGATGAAAAAGAAAAATTAGATAACACTTATATATCTACTAAAGCACTAGCCAGAACTTTAAATATTCCTATTTGGTCTGTATCACAAGTTAATAGAGCAGGTGCAAGAGATGAAACCATTGAAGGGGATAAGGCGGCAGGATCATATAATAAAATGATGATTACTGATTTTTGTATGTCTTTATCAAGATTACCTCAAGATAAGGTTAATGGTACTGGTAGATTTTTTATAATGAAAAATAGATATGGATTTGATGGTGTAACTTATCATGCTGACATAGATGCATCAACAGGCCACATAAAAATGGA